AGAAGTCTCAACGGGTAATGCAGCAATTGTACTTCCATCCATTGTTGTTAATCTATCAAGTTCAAGCTCTTGATTTTGTCTTGCTTTGATTTTCTCATACAATCCAGACTCATTGAAGTTTATAGCTATTGTATATGCTCTCTGGTCATATGTACTGAAATCAAGATATCCTCTATATGCTTCAACCCATTTTCCAGATATATTCTCTTCCTTAACAAGTAGAACAACTGCATTTATACCTATTTCCTTATAAGTCTGCTTTACATAATTATAACCTCCACCATCACCACTATCACCAACATAGAATTCAATGTTGTTGGCTAAGTTTATAAATACTCCGTGAGTTTCAAGTGAGCGTTTAAATACTTTATTATCTTCATTCCAATTTAATGGAACAGATATGTATATAAAGCCTAATGGTCCTCTCAAGGAGTATCTATACTTGTCAAAATATTCTTGAGCTATGTTCATAACGTGTCATTTTTATAAGCTATCCAACCTAAATCTACTTTAGTAACATTGTTTATTGTTACTTTGTTAAATCCTTCGTGTATACCTTTTTTAATATCTCCTTTCAAGTTTTTAAGTTGACTTTCAAGCATTATCTCCATAGTAGTAGCTTGATCGTTATTAACATTATTCAAGTTGCTCAAAAGTATTGAACGTGAAAAGTTTTTTAGAATATCGCTACCATTTAACATGTCATCATATGACTTATGAACAGTGTCTCCTTTCTTTAAATTAACAATAGCATTTTTGGTACTCGTAGTCAATATACTATTTCCACGCTCAATAAACTCTTGATCTTTACCATCATTAATCATACCTATGTGGTCTGATTTTGCATTGTCTAAACCATCCATGTATTTAGGAATTGGTTGTGCTATTACTGCAGCTGCTTGAAGAGCTCCTAAAGCAATAATAAGAGGAACAGTAACAAAGGCTCCAACACCAGTTTCTGCTGCTACTAACGATGCTGCAACTGCAGTATTGATTGCTATTTGAACCAAAGCATTAGCTTTATCAAATACAGCTTTACGTTGTTGCTCTTTTAATTTCTTAGCTTCAAGTTCTTTTAGTTTTGCTTCCTTCTCAACTTGTAAACGTTCTTGCTCATCTTTATTGTTTTTGGCTAACCTAATTAATTCATCATATTTGTCAGACTCTGCCCTAATCTCAGCTTCAATGTTTTCTATTTTCCTGTCAAATAAAGCATCGCCAATATCTGTAATTGCATCAGCAACTTCAGAAACATAATCCATTATTTCTCTGAATCTTTCTCCTGCTTTCTTTACTTCTTTTTCGTCAGGTATAAATAATTTCTTAGCTGCTTGAAGTTTCAATATTTGTTCTACAATCTTATCTGTAGCAACTCCTGATTCCTCGGCTATTTTCTTAAGCGCTTCTAATGTTGCAATCTGAACGTCTATAACAGCGTTAGCTTGTTCTATAGCTATTTTGTTTAATGCCTCATCAAGTGCTTTCTTATCATCAGCTGTTTTCCTAGATTCATTATAAACTTTTTTTGCTGCTATAATTTGTCTATTAGCTTCGTTGTCAACCATTCTTATTTTGCCTTCTTCAATTCTTTTGTCTATAGCAAGTATATCTTTTCCAAATTGTTCTTCATTTGCTAGTACTGCATCATTATGTTTTGAATTAGCTATAGATGCTTGGTCATTATAATTCTTAGCTAAGTCTGCTCTGTATTTTGCTTCGTCACCAACTATTCTTTTTCCTTCTGCTTTAGCTCTATCTAACTCTTCAATTTGTTTATTGTAATAATCTGCTGCTTTCTCTAAATCTTCGTCGCGTTGTGTATCCGCTAATTTAAGTCTTATATCTCCATTTTCAACAAGGGCATTTGTCATTTGTTGTAAACTTGAATCATCACTTCTCAATAAATCTTCGTTAACTTTTTTCCTAGACTCTAGAATAGCTTTATTCTTTTCATTTTCCAAGTCCTTAATATCATCCAAGTATTTTTTAGCTATTACCTTAGCTTCTTTAGGTTTGTTGTCATCTTCGAATTTTGCTGATGTACTAACCTCAAGTAATTTTTTTAGATATTCCAATTTTGCTGTTGCATCAGCATATTCTTGTTCTATCTTTTCTTTGTCTCCTTCCTCGTCTCTTTGATATTGTTTATAAGCTTCTTTCTTAAGTTTAAAATTAGCTTGGGCTTGTTCTATTTCTTTTTTAGCTCTATTCTTTTGTATGTTTAATATTTTCTCATTACCAATAGCTAATTGATATTGGTATTGTTCTAATTCCTTATTTAATTTGTTTTTGTCTGCCCCAGTAGCTTCTAACAATGCAGCTTGAGTTTGCGCTATACCACTTCTTATATACCACATCTTTTGTTCATTTGCAACTAATCTATCATAACCAGTTTCTGCTTGAGCTTCGTAACTGTCTTGAAAATCTTTTAGAGACGAAATAATCTTTTGCTGTAATTTTTGTTCGTCACTCATAAACCAGCCAGCTATCTTTTGACCTATTGTAGCCATACCATTCATTGTTTGTGTTATAACGTCTTGGTCTTCAGTTATACTTTTAACAAATAATTGCCATGCATTAGTAAGTCTTGTTTGTGCAGCTGTGACTGTATTTATGCTTTCTACAGTTGTTATTCCATATGCTGTTTCAAGTGCTCTAGCAAACTTAGGTAAAACCTCTGCAGAAAGTACTTCACCTTTCTTAAGCATTTTATCAAGTTCATTAACGTTTACACCTACAGCTGCAGCCATTATACCAATTGCTCCAGGAAGTTTCTCACCTAACTGTCTTCTTAACTCCTCTGTTGTAACCTTACCTTTAGACATCATTTGTTCTAACGCTAAGTAAACAGTTTGTAGTTCTTCTGTTTTAAGTCCAAGTACAGCTCCTGCTTTAGTAACTGACCTAAATATATCTTCAGTGTCTTTTAATGTTACTCCAGCTTGTTTTGATGCGGCTAAAAACTTAATCCATCTTTCTGTTGTTGCTACTAGTTGTACACCAAACCTTTGTGTTAAGTCTAACAAAAACCTTTGTGATGAAGCTGTGTCAAATGAGTCTTTTGTTATTTTCTGCAATGCAAATGCTAATGAGTCAAATTGTTTAGTTAGCTCAAATGCATTCTTAATAATGTTTGCAAATAATTGCAATCCCATTACAACCCCAAACGCTCCAATAAGTTCTTTTACTCCTTTAAGCATTTGACCAAAAGAACTTGTAGTCTTTTTAGTTGTTTCGTTTAATCTTGCTGTATTTTTATCAGCTTCTTGTGCTGAAGTAGCTACAGCTTCTAATCCTCTAGCTTGCGCTCTACTTGCGGCTAGTTGTTGTTTTTGTGAATCTGTCATTTTATCTACAGATTTCACTGCTTGGTCAGAAACAGTTCTTAACCCAGCTAAAGCTGTTTCTACTTTTCTAAAGTTAGCCGTAGAAATTGTAGATACATCACCAGTAGCCTTTATAAGTAGATTAAAAGACTCTATAAGTTTGTTTATCTCAGCTACAGCTTGTTTGGTATCTATATTAGCATTAGCCATCTCACTTGGTTTTAGGTTTGTTAATTCTGTTTGCTACATTCCACATATTAATCCATTTGCTAACAGATGTTTTTTTCGTGTCTATAGAGTATGAAATCTTTAATGCAAGTTCTAACTCTATTGCTTCTTGGTCAAGATTATCAATTACTTCTCCAGAAAGTTTTTGCTTCGCATTCTTTTTAAACTTTTGGTCGTAATTAATTTTCATTACGCTTATCCTTGTCTTAAGCCTTTTCAAATATCTAATTGCACTTACAACTTGCGCTTCTATATCTAACTCTAAATAGAAAGGAATATTTACCCCGTTTAATACCATCAATACTTCAACATCTTCAAATTCTGCAAAGTTAGACAATATTTTCTCTGCAATCATATATCTGAATTCCTCTTCAGCAATTTTTATCTGAGCTTGGTAGCTTAGCAATAAGTTTCTGTTTCCTGTCAAGGCTGAGTACTCATACATTATTTCCTTAAAAATCCCACGAGCTTCAATCACATCCTCCACACCAAACTTAAATTCATCCTCTTCTTCAGTATATTCGTCAAAATTTTTGATTAAATACTTAAGGTCACCATTTTTAATAATCTCATTAAAGCTGTAGATTGGTAACGTTTTGCATGTCTTGTGAAATTCCATAGTACAATAATTTTTGATATATATTTTATTTATTAAAACTCTCCAGATGACGTTTTAAATAGTCAAATTTTGATTGAAAAGTATTTTAAATATAAAAACCCACTGTTAAAATAAAAACTCCTTAAAAGTCTTTATTTCAACCTGGGTTTTATACAGGACTAAGAAATGTATTTAAAATTAGAATATGCTGAAGTTAATTTTTGAGGTAATAGAATCAAGTCTATTTTGCATCTCCTTGTCTATTATGTTTTTATTAATCCAGTCAATTTCTTTATCTGTTAATTGAAAAACTTCCTTACCATATTTCTCCATCAATTCATCCTTTTTAGGATCGTCAGAAGTTATTAGTATTTTTCCAAAAACGTAATTTGCTCTTAAGCTATGATAGAATGTACCAGTGTTGTATAAGTCAACCCTGTCAATAAGTGTTCTAGTGCCTCTACTATTAACTCTTAATTGCTTAGAAGATAGTTTAGCGTTTGCAGCTCTCATTGCTGTTGGCTCAGTTGTTATCTTATCTTCATTAGCGTCTGTACCAAGATTGTACAATCTATTCTTAACTATTTGAGCTATGAAGAATCTGTTAGCAACAACAATACTTCTAATGTTTTGCTCCATTCTACTGTTGAAATCTTTTAATTCTTCTAATGCTTCCTTTTGAGTTAAAACATTGAAGTATGGTTTCTTAATCTCGACCTTTAATGAATCAGGATTCCAGTCTCTATGGTCTTTGAATATACTATTTCCTCTAGGAGCTTTGTATGAACCTTTACCAAGTTTTCCAGTTCTAACTTTTGCCATAATGATAAGATTAAAATAGAGCCTACCTAGATAGGCTCGTATTATTAAATAACATCAATAACCCATCTGAACTTATAGGTTTTTGTATCTGCATTTGCAGGGATATTGTAAGCGAAGCTATAGAAGTATCTTGAAAAAGGTCCTCCTATACCTAATTGTTCATTGTTCAAAAGGTTTTTAGCATCTTTATAATCCCACAACGTAGCTGTATCACCTATTTCAATAGGAGCATGTAGTTCACCAACTCCAAATTGAAAACCTACATAACTTGGCGGCGGCAAAAATGCGAAAGAATGTCTTTCTCCACTTGTTGCAGAATTAACCGCTGTCATGTATCCAGTCATTATACTTGCTGCTATTCTACTTGGTTGGAATTGGTCAAACATATCATCAGATAAAATGTTTGTTTCGCATCTTATTTTTTGAAGTGTTGTAGGAATGTTTTCAGATAACCATTCTCCATTTAAAAGAACATTACCATTACCATCTACACCTATTCCAACAGCAGGTTCTAAACCAGCTTGTGTAATACCGCAAAAATTAGACATTACACCATTAACATGGTCAATGAATATTTCAGCGATTACTATTTGTCTGGTTGTAGGAGCTGTAGTAAAAGCCCATTTTCCAGGGTCAGGATTAAGTACACAAATAAATTCATATACTTTTCCATCATTTGGAATTTGGACAGGTTGGTCAATTAGATTGTTTCCTATCTGACCACCAACATTTGATGGATACACAAGAACTACTCTATCTGCTTTGTTTATAAGCTTTACTGTTTTACCAGTTACAGGCTGCGGCAGTTTGCATGCGTAATTACCGTTCGACGCTGTCGCTATAACATTTATATCATATGCTAATATAAGTGTAGTGTCACTAAATGTAGAGTTTGCTACCAAGCCAGCATTCACTGGCCTAGTAGAAACTTGATCATTAGTGTAGTCAACAAGCGATTTTAATTCATTACCAGTTATTACTGGTGTTATACTTCCGGCGGTCGTTTTACTAGTTATAGCAAGGTCTATCTGCGCCTTTTGTTGAGCACTTGTGTTCATAATTACATTGGTTTAAGAAAATACTTCGCTAAATACACTATTAAAAACTCGGGTTCAAATACTAACAGTTACTGGAGCTGAAATACCTCTATACAATGTTCCATCAACTAATATAGCTAAAGTCTTAGTGGCAAGATCATAAGTTGAAACAACAATTTTCGTACCAGCTGCCGGAGAATCTATTGCAATAACATATTCACCATCAGGATTTTCAGTAAGTACAGTAGCTATTGAAGGAACACCGTTTACAGTTATTAAAAAGTCTACAAGCTCTAAACCTTCAACAGGCGTCATTCTGTCAGCGCTAAGTACAACTTTTATAGTAACTGATGTTGCTGATGCAGCTATTGGACCAACAGTTATATCAACACCATTAATTCCTCCAATATCTGTAGGAGAGAATGTTAAAGTTTGACGATTCAAAATTGCGTAGTTTTTATCCCATTGTTCTCTATCAAGCATTTGAACTGTAATAGATTTGCTCTCAGGGTCTCCACCTTGTACTTTTGTTTTAGTCATCATTGCAGTAACTTGACCACAAGAGTAACCTGTGAAGTCTCCGTCGCTATTTACAGCGATTCTCCAGTTACCTTCACCATCACCAAAAATGAAGTCAAGAGACTTGAATGATGTTAGCTTAGCAATTTGTTTGTAGAACTCATGTCCAGATTGATAAGTAAGTTTGTACTTAGGTAAGCCTGGAGTAGATAATCTATCAACACCTCGTGAGTTTGTACTGAACGTATCCTCAGAAGAAAGTTCTTCAAATGAGTCTGCTTCAATAATAGGAATAAATGTTCCTAGTTGTGTTTGCGTGTCTATGTAGACTTTATCAAACACTGTATCTTTCGGTATAATAAATCCCTTGCGAATTGCAATTGCATGCAAAGGAGTTCCGAACTCGGTCTGGCAACCAAGGTCACCAGTATTAGCGTTCATTCCACCGCAGTTAGGATTCTTATCCGCAATCTGTGCTAATGTGCTCATATTTTTTCGTTTATGAATTAATGATTAGAAATAAATAGGTCGTAAACAATTGCTATTCAGTGTGCCATCAAATGTTACTTTTAAGGCGTCCCAAATATATGTTGCTTCATTCTCGATTCCGTCTTTAACTTCGCTGTAATTAGGATACTTAACAATTGTATACTCATTAGAACTATTTGAAATGTTTGCATTGTTAAAACAAGTTTTGATGTTGTCAAACAACGGTATTAAAACCTTTTGATAGGTTTGTTTCATTCGTTCCGCATTAAGCATTGAAGAGTTTGTTTCCACTGCTAATACTAAAGACATGTTTGTGAATTTCACTGAACTTCTGCCATGCTCCTCTATGAAAGGGTAAATAAGCCATATTATAGGATATACACTTTTACCTGTACTATTCTGTCTAAGAAAATCTAACAATTGTTTTTGGTCACCATACATAAATGTAGGCTTATACATTACTCCTGGAGCACCTTCCATTTCAGGCAAGTATGAAAACATCTCAGCGAGTCTGTCTTCTACTATTATCATGCTTTCAGGTATCATATTCCAAATTGATTTTCGTTCTTGAATATATACGGATTAAAATCTTTATAAGTTGTTGGGTCAGTCTTGTTAGCATCAAGAATAAACTTGTATAAAGATACAAATTCACCTTGACCATACCAGTCAATACCAATACCCCCTAAACCAATGCAATCATATCTTTTTACGATTACAACTGGATTATATGCTTCTCCTTGCACGTATTTGAAGAACCTTCTCCACGCGGCAATAACCTTTGGAGTCTTGCCAACAATCACAGCGTTCTTAGCTACTTGTTTTACGTTACCAACACCTGTTCTATCATCATCACTACTTTTCTCATAAAAGTAATATGTATAGTCGGCTAAAAAAGACTTGTTGTATGCGCCTTTACTTTTGTAACGTATTCCTTGCCACTCAACTAACTTTCCGTTTTGGTCAGTATATTCAGTACCATTAAGTAACTTGTCCCACTTAGCTGCGGCAGTAACCTTAAGACCATTTGGTTGTGTAGCATCAAGTTCTGCAGAGAATTCCTTGAACAAAGCATAACCTAAACATTTGACAAGAGCCTCCCTAGAATAGGTATCTATAAATGATGTTATGTCAGCACCGATAGCGGTGACCTCATCTGTAATGCCGGGTTTGGCATGTGGGATGAAGATTTCATCTATAAAATATGAGTTATCTATTATCATGACGTTTAGGTTTGCCGTTGTTTACTATTGTTGATTACACTACTGGTTTTTCAATCGCTGTTTTAATAGTCAAGATTGAATCGTAGATAAACGCTTGCTCGTCTAATTTCTTAACGTAACCAAAGAAACGAGACTCTCCAACCATTGTAAATTGATTGGTGATGAATTGGTCATTAATCCAACCTAAACGAATACTGAACGGCACATAGTTTGCAACGTTGTATTTGCTCATGTCAGCAACGAAAATGTTTCCTACAGGAATTTTAGACCATGGTTTGATTGTTGTTCCTCCAATTGTAACTTGGTTGAACAATCCAGCTTGTGGATACAATGGTAAACCGTTTTGGTCTTTTGCAGCAACTAAGTGCAAGAAGAAATCTACAGGATTAATCAAAGCAATATTTGCCATGTATGGAGCTTCATCAACATAGTTGTGAGTTCTGTAAATGTCAGTGATACAAGCATTGATAACATCCATGATGTTTGGAAAAGAAACCAAATTCAACATTCCTGCTGGATTGAACGTTCTAGCGTACAATGTAGCTCCTTTAAGTGTTCCAGGAGTTCCAGGTCCAAAGTAAACTGCATTTGCTTTAAACAAACCGTGTTTTTTGAACAATAACTCTCTAGCTGTAGATTCCAAACGAGGAATATCAGTTATAACCTCTTCAGAAAGCACCTCATAAGCAGCAATCTTAACTGGTTCAGCATAACGGTTTTGCCAAGTAAAGTCGATCTCAGGTTTTACTGTGCCCTCTGCAACGAAATCATAGTTACCATCTTTAGGAACATACTCTGTGTATGCGTAAGATGCAGAATTTGTACTAGTCACTGTTGCTAAAGCAACAAGAGGGTCGTCATTTCTGAAATTGAAACCACCAGCTTGTGTGTTGTGGTTTGCAGGAGGAACAATAACTCCATCTCCACCAGAAGTCGTTGCAATAGCTCCAACTACTTTAGGAATGAATTCAATAACTCCGGCTTTGTTTTTAGAGATTCGCGCAAGCTCTTCTTTATTTTCACCAATAAACGCAACAAATTGTTGTGTATAGGATTGAACAGTTTTGGCTTCTTGCTCGTCAATAAACTCTTGTAAAGCAATACCCTGAGCTTTGATAGATTCATGAAGTTTTGTAACTTCATCTTTACTAGCACCAGCGTCTTGAGCATCCTTAAGTTGCGTTTGAAGACCTGCGAATTTTTTTTCTAAGGCTTCCAATAACTCTTTCTCATTCATGATAAAAGTGTTTTTTGATTTATAATATTTGTTTGTCGTAAGTGGTGCTCTCGCGGCCACGCTTGGTGAAAGATTAGTGATTTCTCGGCTAACCTTTATTCTATTCCTAAGAAAGCTTTAGCTGCTTTCCATTCTGCACTTTGAACTTGCTCAAGTTTTTGTTCTGTTGTAGAAAGTGTTGGTGTAATTGGATTACTTCCTAATGGAACGCTTGAACCTTCTAATGCTTTAGCTTCTGTAACTGCCCAGAAATAACCTTGTTTCTCAGCATCTTTGAAATTAACAATATCTCCGATATGTTTATCCCATAATGCTTTCTGGGCTGGATAGTCTTCATCATTCAAGGCAAACCCAACTTTTACGTATTGCATACCTACAGAGTGATTGTTAACATAACCTTTAAGATACTGGTCAAACATATAAGCATTACGCTCTTGTTTAATTGATGAGTCAAACACTAATGCTTCAGTGTCTCCTTCAGCGTCATAACCAAGCTCCTTCCAAGTATAAGTTTTAACAGATGCTTTAAGGTCATCGCCACTAGCAATAATCTTATTGAACTCGTTAGACTTATGTTCTTGTACGTGGAGAATACGTTTGTTCTCTTTCAAATTCTTATTCCACAATCCTTTAATATGAACGTCTTTATGACTATCCATAATGTTAGTTGTGTTAATAATAATTCTAGCTTTGATTACTCCGCTATTTCCTTGTTCAGATTTGTTTGCAAAACCTTCACTTCCCAAACCATCCAACAAAGTAGTAGAAGCACCAAAACCATCAGCGTATTTAATCGTAGCACATTTCTGCGCAGTTAATGCGTCAAGATTGTCTACTAAGAATTTATGCAATTCTTTTTTTGTTGCGAAGTTTGGGATTTCGATTTTCATTATTCCTCCTCTGTTTCTTCAGCTTCCTTAGGCGTAGCTACAGGTTGCTTACTAGTTATTAATTCATCGATTGGTTTGATTACTTCTCCCCATTCGTTTGCCTCTGGTTTCTCAGTAGTACTCATGATATAGTTATTTATTGATTACTTTACCATCTTGGACAGCTTTTCTTCTATCCTCGATTATTTTGTTAACGTCTGGTTTTCCTAGTTTAGGAACACCTACATTAACTGGAGCAACAACTTCGATGTTTTCACCAGTTGATTCATTGCTCACTTCCTCGCCTTCTTTCGGCTTATTAGCATTTTTTGACATATATATAGTTTTAGATTGTTGAGCTAATATAATATGCCATTTTTCATTGCAATTGTTACATGGCATAACAGAATTTTTTAAGTTGGGGGTGTGTTTTGTGGTTGTATCTTAGGAGGAGTTAGCTTAGTTCCCACTGGGAGACCACACATTGCTATCGCTAATTCCTCTGGCACACCAGCATCAGTTAAAAGCTTAAGGGCTTCACCCTGCTTCTTCACAACATCATACCTCTCAAGCATTATAAACTGCATAACAGGAAGATGGTCATAGTCACCTTTCAATTCCCAAACCTTATCATCGCTAAACGTGTTAACAACTAAACAGAAGGCATCAAGGTGAGCTTGAATCTCGTTTTGAATATATGAAACCATAGACTCCTTAAAGTTATTATAAGTTGTCTTTTTAGCTTCAAGTGAAAGTATATCTTTTGGTATGTGAAGCGCAGTGTAAATAATGTTACCATCTACCTTCACAGATTCGTCTAATCCCAAATCTCTAACCGCAATGTGTAGAGACTTCCAAGTTAGATTAGCTTTAGTTATTAAGCTTCTTGAGCGCCCAGATGCTAAGCCGTATCTGTTATTAAGCATATTCTGTGCTTCTTGCTTTTCATCTGCTGACATTGGGAATCCACCAGATTCACCAGTAATCATCTCCTTGCCATTAGTCTTTAAGATTATGTTCTTAGCAACTAACGAGTCGCAAGTATTTACCAATGTTTGGCGCAATCCATCTAACCTTGATGAAACCTTGTACATTTGATCATTGCAAAACCCAGAAGGCATATCATAGAAGAAATACAAGTCATCGATTCTAATCTTAAGGTTTTCACCACCTTCATCGTAAGTAACTATTACCTTCCCTATTGGGTTGTTCTTGTTGCTACCAGCAAGCTTAGTTTTGAAATCATCAGGGAACTTAATCTTACAAAAGTCAAGCAAATAAATCGCAGAAGCTTCATCAGGCATTCCAATAATCGATTTTCTATAAACTACAGAAACTCCATTGGCAATCTTCATAAACATTAGACTTTCAAGAAAGTCCATTCTAGTCTGGTAATAGTTTGGGTTATTCAACAGCTCTAGGACCTTGTGTTTATACACTTTCTCACCAGTCTTCTTATTAACCATGTAAAACTGTGCTTGAGAAAACAAGTGACTAACGAAAAGCAAAGCCGGCGTTAGTATTGGATGATTTTGCGCAATATACAGGTTGCTGCCGTTGAGACCAAAAAGATTAGAGTTATCTGTCTGGGTATAGACATAATCTCCATTCTTTAGTCTCTCCCATAAGAAGTTCTTTATTGACCCTAGTATGTTCATAGCGTTGAAAATATTTCAACTTCGAAAATACAAAAAAATTCGATACGAAATACGGTTGAGGTTCAATTTGTTAGCAACTTTTTTTCGCTCAGGTATATATAAGGAACGTGTGCGCGCGGGTACCTATATATATAGGCACCTCTAAGTTAAATTTTCATGTTTAAATACTTGTACAAGAATGATGCGATATACCTTAAAGCATCCATTAAGTGGTCGTCTACCTTCAAAGGTGTGTCAGTAGCTTTGTTATTTCTATCTAGTTGGAATGAATATGTATTGTATTCCTTGTCTAATGCTTCTGTAGGTACGTAATAGACAGTCAGTGATTTAAGTATGCTTATTCCTGCTTCAACACTTCCTGCACCCTTAATTGCGCCAATAGCCATGTACTCAGCGTCTTTTAGTATATCTACGTATGTTTCCTTAGCAGAATCACAAACAATAATACTATCATTCTTAATAATCTGTGGAACTAATAGCTTAAGTACAGTTATAAGTGAGTCTTCTAGTTCTCCAAGCGGTTTGTATAATCTCTCTCTAACGTAAAGACCTCCATTGCCATCGTACTTAACTTCAACACACGCAGTTGGATTAGCTGTACCAAAATCCAGTCCGAAGTAAGAAGTGTAATCAAGTGATTCGAATTTCTCAGCTGTAATTTTTCTCCAGCTATGATATATACGGTTTGGCTTCTCACTTCCAAGACCCAAGCCATATACCATCCACATAAATACGTTCGCAGTTTTCTTTTTATGATTTTTAACATTTGGTGGTGGTTGATTAGTTGGTGTAATAGGCTCTCCTCTGTAATATACTTCAGCATCTTTCACTTCGTATGAACCAGTTTCCCAAGGCTCATAAGAAAGCAATTGTTTAACAATGTTTGGCGGGCAGAATGAGTTGTTCAAGAACGTGGTTCTGATGAACACAGTTCCCTCATCATATCTGTAGTCTTCTAACCAGAAATCTTTACTTGGGTTGTAATCACAAATAACCTTGTCAGCAGTTCTCTGAGTAATTTGTAAGTATACTTCTTTAGAGAATTCTGTAACCTCGTTGAAGAAACTAATATCCTGTTGACTACCCAAAACCTTACCAATATCATCCGCACCCTCGAAAATAATACGTGACCCAGTTGGCAAGTATGTAAATGTTCCTGATTGCTTATTTTCTTTAAACTTCTTAAACACAACTTCATCGAACATTATAATATTCTTAAAGTCTTCCATGATTGTTGCTCTACATGTAACCTTTGTATTACGCCAACAAGTAATCTTCAAGTTTTTACGCTTCATAAGTTCAAGCATTAACATTTGTAATATTGAGTAGCTCTTAGAACTACGAGAACCACCCATAGATACCAATTGCCTAACCTTAGGGTCATGGTATGCGTCGTACGTCATTTTAAACGTATCTGATACTCGTAGTGCATTCATATTATTTGTATAATATTACTTGTATAGTCATTAAGTTTTTAACGAAGTCATCGCCTACATATCCTGTATTAGCAACTTCTCCATTTGCTAATTTAAGTTTGTAATGCTTAATTAAATCGCCTTTTGCCCTTTCTACAAAATCGTTCCAATTAAAAATACAATCATCAAGCATTATAGGATTTATTTTAGTCATCCAATAATATCTTCTGTAGCCTAATCTTAAACCATTTTTGGTTCTAATAAAATTAAGTTTTCTGTTTTTCCTATTTGCTTTCATTTATTATTTTTTCTATTAGTAAATCAAACTTTTGAATGCTGTTAATTATATAGTAATCTATTCCTTGACCCTTAACCATAATCTCCCAGTCAAGCTGGTCATCAGACTGACTTCCATACGGAGTCTTAAGTTCTATACAGTGACACTTTCCTCTATACAAGAATAAGAAGTCAGATACTCCAGCAACTACTCCTAGTTCCTTCCAATATTGACCATCTCTTGCTCCATTAGCGTTATTCCTAACATGAAACAATAACTTCCTTAGATGTGGATACTTGTTGTGAAAGCTTATCCTACATTGTTGCTGAAATGCGTGTTCACTCTGTGCCATTACTTTCTTCTTCTTCGTGAGTTATATCTATTAAGTCTTGCTTAGGTACAGAATTATGAATCTCTATCCTGATAACGTTATCCTCTTCTTCTTTCTTCTCATTCTCAACTCTAATAATCTTAGGTTTTACGTATTCTAGCATCTTGCTATATACTCGAATGAATTCCCTTCCGCTTAACTGTCTCATCTCCACTAAGAATCTGTCAGCGAACTCGCCTTCCATTGCTAGTTTAATCTTGTCCCACTTGTTTTCCAAGTTATCCTCAGTTATTTCTATAGCCTTCTCAATAATCTCCTCAGGTGTTTCAACAATCTCTGCAGGTACGTTGACACCTCTAACTCTCGCTGCTTCCTGCAACAGAGTTTTCAAGTCTCCCTTATCCATTGTCTTCATCTAGTTTTAACCTTGTCGAGTCAACTACTTCAACTTCTACATCTAAGGTTTTGTTATTATTAAGCCTGTCCATTTCCATAGCTTCCATTGTTTTGCTTATGTCAATGAAGTTCTCCATCATCGATTGCACTACCTCTGACATATTCATTCCTATTGTCGCACATATGATGTTGAACCTTTTCTTCACGTCTTCGTCCACAGTGAACGTAACATAAATCTTATTCTGATTTGTCTTCTTGGCAGCCATAAGTCTATTCTCTAATATTTATGTAAATATACAAAAAAAAGTACAAGGTTCGACGAAATAGGTCAAGTATATTTTTATTCAGGTTTTTCCACAAACCTCCACTCCCTCACCGCTCCCCTCAATCTCACCAACCCACCTTACCTCGCTTGCCAGCCCTCAGGTTCACCTTCTCCACTGTTTCCACCTTCAGCAGTTGGGAA